AGCTTAGCGAAGTCCACGCGGCCATAGCGGTCGGTCAACGTCTCGTTGCCTTCGACCGCCCTCCACGCGAGCGCCGGGTCCGTCACACCCTCGCGGATAGCCTCGGTTACGAAGTCGCGCTCACGCTCGGCAGCCTCTCGCTGCTTCTGCGCGTCGTCGAGCTTCGACTCAAGCTCCTTGACCGTCTCCTGCGCCCCCTCCACGCCTTCGAGCTTCTTGAGTGCGTCCCGCAACTCAGTCTCGGTCTCCTTGGCGCGGTCGCGTTCCTTGTCAAGCGCGGACTTGAGTCCCGCAGTGTTCTGCTGGTAGCCGGTGCGCACTGCCTCGTCCTGCGACTCCAACCACGATTCGAAGTCCTCTGCGGGGTTCGGCCCCTGCGGAGCATCGTCGCCGCCTCTCGCAGCGTCCTCGGTGCCCTGCTTGGGGTCCTGTGTGTCGTCTGCATCCTGCTGCTGAGTGTCCGTCGCGTTGTCAGCCATCTCGGCCTCCTCGCGGCGTCTCGCCGCGTACATGACAGAAGCGCACGCCGGTTGCCCGAAACGTGCGCCTCACTGGTTTGTCGCGGCGTCTCGCCGCGTGCTACGCTACTATCTGATGCACGGACCGCGCCTGCGCCTCGCGCGTCACACGATCCACCGGATTCCCGTCTACTATATCCCGCACGTTCCTCGGAACCCACGCCCCGCCGAAGCGTGCATTCGGGCGGTACTGAGCCATTTCTTTTATGCCTACGTCACCGCGCTTCCACGCCGCCCAGCGCGTCGGCCCCATGACTTCCTGCTGCACGCCCTTCGGCTGCTCGGCAAGCCAGTCCTGCGCGTCCTGCATCGGAGGTTGGATGATTTCGCCGTCAATGACGAAGACAGGTACGGCCACACAGCGGCCCCCAGGATGATCCTCGATTTCCTCACGCGTCGCGAACACAGTCCCGTCCATCGCAATGCAGCCGAGGCAGGTGCGCGGGTTCTGCGCGGAGGTGCGGCGGTACATGCGCACAAGTCCCGACTGATCCCACCGCTGACGCTGACTCTCGCTGTAAGCGCGGTTCATCTCTGTGCGCGCCACAAGCGTTGCGCGCGTCAGTCCAATCCCCGACGCCTTCGCCGCAATCCGCCCCACCTCGCGCGGGTTCAGGCCCGAACCGATACCCTCTATGAGCGCGTCGCCAACCTTGCGCACCGTCGCGTCAGGCAGCGTCTCCGCGAGGTAGTTCGCGACGTTGCCGCTATCGCCCATCGTGCCGACAATCGCCTCAATCGCGTCGCGCGGCGGCATGACGAACTGCGCTTGGAACTGCGCCACCCGCTCAGGCCCGACGATCACGCGCTCGATGCGCGAAGCGTGTTCCTGCGCAAGCCACACGTTCTGCTCCTGCAGGCTCGTGACGGCTGGCGCGGCCACGTCGAGACTGTAGCCCCGAGCGTTGCGCTGAAGCTCCGCAAGCAGCATCTCATATCGCTCCATGCGCACGAGGCGGCCCTTGCTGACGATCTCGCCTGCCGCGCGCATGGCGTTGATCTCGCGAGCGAGCGCGTCGGCGCGTTGCGCGGTGCGGTCGATGATAGTCTGGTAGCCGCGCCGCAGGTTGCGCATAGGCGTCGCGCTCGTGGCGTCGATCTCAGAGCGGAACGTGGCGATTTCGCGGGCTACTGCGGAGGCCATAGGCTGCTCCTACCGTGCGCCTAACGCATTCCACCTGCACCATGCGTCATTGATTGCTGCGCCCACATCCGCGCCCGAACCCCAGACACCTGCGCTTTGCTCATACTCTCGCGGCAGATTGCAAACCCAGACAATCGGCTCGTCCGCGTCGTTCTGCCGCTCTTCGATATGCACGGAACCCGTGTAGGATAGAATCTGCGTCAACTGGCGCTCGGTATTTATCGCCTCTGCAATCATGCTTCGCCCTCTCCCTTCGCTTATTCGCTTCCCGCGACCGTCTGATCGAACTGCGCCTGCGCGTCCGCGTACATCTCGCCGATGGTTGCCCGCCGCGCCTCCTCCTCGGCGGCCTTCTCCTCCATCACCTGCGCGATTTCCGCCTCGTCCGCGCCTGCCTTGCGCAGCGCACTCGCAAGCGGCATTCCCGCCCGCGTGTAAGTCTCTATGAGCGATGCTTCGGCCTGCGGCGGCAGGCTGCCCACGGGCTTCCAGAGCGTCGCCAGTGGCGCGTTCGGGTATCCCGCCAACTCCAGCATGAAGTCGAAGCAATCCAACCACACCGGATCGAGTACAGTCATCCGGTGCTCCACGCGATCATTCAGCGGTGCTTCGGCCCGCGCCTGTGCTTCGCCCGACGGGAACGCACCGTCCGCGTGCAGGAAGTAATGGCGCGGCGTCCGCGTGATAGCGCCAACCTCGTCGATCAGGTGCGTGATCGGCGCGAGGTAGTTCTGCAGATCGTAGGCGGCGAACTGCCCCACCTGCGTGCGCCCGTCCTCCTCGGTGCCCACCGGCAGGAACCAGTTCAGGTTCGGCGCATTCTTCATCGCCGTCGGGTCCACCTGATCGAGGTTGCTGATGACGTACCGCTGCGGGAATGCGCCGAACTCCGCGCCCACCATCATATCCGCGAGGAGTTTGTTGATCGCGTTCTGCAACGGGATGACTGATGCGAGATCGCTCACTACGCGCCGGGCGTGTGTCCGGAAATGAAACACCGGGATGCGCGGCGAGTACGGGTTCGCCGCCGGAGGCCGCGTCGGATCAAGCGCGAAGCTCGAAGCCTGCGTGGTGCCCGTCCACTTCTTGCCCGTCGCGTAGTATTCGAGCCTGTCCGGATAGTAGAATGTCGCGAAGACCTTCTCGTCTTCGCCGGTGTAGAACTTCGCCGCGAACGCCACTTCGCGCGGGCGGTCGTCGCGATACTGCACGTGGATCATGCGCGGATCATTGAAGTACACTGCCGGCACGTCAAGCTCGCTGCCGTCCTCGCGCAGCGGCCAGACAATCACCGCCGCCTCTCCGCAGATCGAAGCGGTCTCATGCGTGAGCATCGCCTCAATCGGCATCTGGTTGTAGTCCCAGAGCGCCTCGAACGCCTCCAGCCACGGAGGTGTCTCGCCAGCCTCGGCAGCGTCGCCAGCCTCCTCCGGCCCCTGCACGCCGAGAAGCTTCAGCCTGTCGAGCATCGCGTCAACCACAACCGCGCACCAGTTCGCGGAGAAGCGTTGATCGAGGACGCCCTTGAACATATTCTCCACGCGCTTGTGGAGGTAGGCCACAGGCTGCTGCCCGTGGTAGTAGTCGAAGAGCGCGGTGTACTTGCGCTGCTTCGACTTGACCGCGTTGAAGGCAATTGTCATGTCGCGCGTCGCCATGCGTCAGTCCTCTTCGGCGGTCAGTTCGTCGGGATCGCAGTGAACGTAAACCTGCGCCTCGCGTGCAAGCGGCCACTCGTGGCGCGGGCGGAACTGAGCGCATTGCGGCCGTCGGGATAACCGCACACAAACGTGACGCTCAGGATACCGTCTCTGCGGCCAAGCGAGGTGAAGATGGCCCACTGACAGCGGCGGCATAGCCAACGGTCAAGCGTGAAGTTATCAGGCGCGTCCATGATGCGCCCTCCCCAGAATCGCAACAGACCCGCCGGTGAAGGCGAGCCTGTATAGTGTGCGGCGGTGCTGATAGGGGCGGCAGGATTCGAACCTGCACTGCTGCTCGTCAGCAGCAACGGTCTTTCACCGCGCGTTTATACCTTTCGCCACGCCCCCTACTCTTCGCCAAACCTCTGTACGCGGCCTGTCGGAAGCTCCACGACCTGCGCCATGAAAGCGCAACTATCCGGGCTGCTTCTCTCCGCAATATACGCCTCCGCGCACTCCTGCGCGGCTTCCTGCGTCGCGAAACACTGGCGGTAGTCATCCCAGCCGCCGCCTGCCGAGTACTCCTGCCACCCGAACACGAGGTAGCCGCGAACCTCCGGCCCCTCCGCCTCAAGTTCGGCAATCCGCGCGGCCTGCTGCTCGGCAAGCGCCTCAAGTTCGGCTTTCAGCATGATACCACCTCTACCGGCTCGCCCTGTTCGTCGAAGATATACACCTCGAAGGGCTGCGCATAGTCGAAATGCCGTCCGCGCGGGCGCGGCGCACCGTTTGACAGCAAGCGGGGTCCGTCTGCAGTCATTCCCGTATAGGCAAACTCCTGCCATGCACCGGGGGTCTGCGAAAGCACAACCGGCTTATCGCCGTAGCACTCCAGCGCCTGCCGGGTATCTGCGGGTAGTATTGCCTCAGTTTGTTTCAGGAAACCGTTGGTAGTAGTCGCGATCTTCACCGGAGTGACTTTCATCGCCCTCGCGCCTCCCTCGCGTCAGTTTCGCACGCCCCCATTATACCACACAGGAGCCTCCTACCCAACCCACGAGTACGATTTCTGCGCCGTCGCCGGCCTCGCGGCGGCGTTCGCGACAGCACCCGCAACCGCGTCGGCAACGTCCTTCGATCCTCCGCGCGGATGGTCAACCTTCGTGCCCTTCACAAGCTCCAGCCGCCGCGCCTCCTGCTCGAATACACGCGACCGCTCAGTGTCCGGCATCGCCAGCCGCCCCGCGTACACCCATTCCTTGAGCGTATCATACGCCTCGGTATTGCGATCAACCGACAGCAGCGCCGTCGGAATGCCCGCTTTCTTCAGGAGTTGCCGACTGTCCGCGCTCTGGAAGCCGTCGAAGCTCACCATGCCGAAGCGCATGCCCCGCGCCGCAAGCATCACCAGCACCTCGCGTATCGCCTCAAGGTCGATTTCGTCGCCAGCGAAGTCACTTACCGCGAAGTACGTCACGAGGTCCGCGACGATCCGCCCGTGTTCGTGATGCACAATCGCAAGCCCCGCGCGGTCGTGCTTGAGCGCCAGGTCAACGTGCGCGTAACGCAATTCCATTCCGAAGCTGCCCGCCCAGTCTTTATTGATACGTGTCGCGCTGAACATGAGATTCGGCAATGTATCATCATAACACGCTTCAAGCCGCGCGTGGTCAGTGAAGAAGCCGTCGATGGCGTCAGAGGGTTGCGCCCCGAGGTCGCGCCGCGCCCGCTCAGGATCGCGCTCGAAGTCCTCCTGGTATTCGACGGGCACCGCGCCAAGCTTCGCGTCCTGAAACGTCTCGCCCGTCAGCCTCGCCTTCGACGGCCCCTCCCACGTCGGCAGGCGCGTCGCGTAGATGCGCGGGTGTGTCGCGGCCTCGGCGAACTTGCGCTTGATGAACTGGTCAATGCTCGACATGTCGCCCGCCAGGA